CTGCGCGTCAAGATCGGCCCGCGCGTGATCTGGGACCTGCTCGGCTCGCAGCTCAATGCGGTGAACAATTACAAGAACGGCGCAGACAATGCGACCTACCTGCTGATCGACTTCACCGAGCGCGATCAGGCAATTTTCCCGGTCAAGGAAGTCGGCGGCATCGACCTGATGAAGGTGCTGCCGATCGGTGAAGTGTTCATCGAGATTTACATCAATGCCGGCGCCGTCGCTCCCGCAATCTCGGCAGTCAACTACTTCGAGCCGCCCCAACAGAACGCGATGGTTCTGAAGATGCTGCCGTTCTCGTTCACGCAGTCGGCATCGGGCCGCTTCACGCTGCCGCTGAATTTCCGGGGCGCGCTGCTGAAACGCCTGTTCATGTTCTACACCGGCACGAACTGGACCAGCACCGCCAACGGTAACTTGAACCGCCTCGAATCGAAGAAAAATGGCCTCGTGTTCTACGACCAGACCGACCTCGACGCGCGATTCGACCAGGCGCAATTCAAGAAGGTCCCGCAGGCAAACCTGTTTGTTGCTGACTACCTTGTCGACAACAACCACGACGCCCACATCACGACCATGCGCAAGACGCAGCAGGGGCTGGTGTACGACGCGTTCGAGTTCAACGCCTATCTGGGCGACGCCGGCGGCGCAACGGTCAACGTGATCGCGGAAGTCCTCGACGCACCGACCAACCTGTAACGCGGGGGCGCTATGGATTACCAATCCGATGCGCTCTATGGGCCGGACTACAGCACCGGCTCATTGCCGCCTTCCGTGTTGCACCAGAACGCCATGGACTCGGTCGATCTGCTGCTGACCGGCATTGCGAATGCCGGGCTGAACGCACTTAACGTACAGACCGCCTCGCAGCAATACGCGCAGCAACAGGTCATGACGCAACAGAGTGTGCCGGCTGCGGACGGATCGAAGCAGTTGCTGACGCTGTTGCTGGTCGGTGGCCTGATCTGGATGGCCGTAGGAGGGCGCGCCGCATGATCCCTTCGCTCAGCTTATCGGCTGGCGGCGGCGGTCCGTCCGGTGCCAGCGCGAACAATGGTGTGTCACTGCCGAACGAACTCGGATTCAACTTCGATCATTCGTCATGGGTGATCAACAACAAGAGTTCGGGCAGCACCAGCGCCAGCGGCAACAAGGATGCCAACCAGCAGAGCCAGATTCCGCAGAGCCTCGCAAGCGGCCTGCTAGGCGGAACCGGTCTGTCGCTGCCGATGCTGCTGATCGGCGGCGCGTTGTTCCTGATGCTGCGGCACCACTGATGCGGATCGACATTGCACCATGCGACGCGGCCAAGGTGCGCCACATTCTGGCCGCCGCGTTGACCGAAAAAACCGGCGCAGCAGGGCGCTTCGACCTCGACAAGCTGATTGATGGCGCGGTGTGCTTCGGCGTGTGGGAGGAAGGGCGGCTGGCGGGGGCTTACCTGCTCGCGGAAGAGGGCAGCACGGTGTGGATAAGGGCCGCGATCGGCAGCGCAAGGGCGGACCTCACGCGGTCGATTCTGGCGGCAGTCGAATATCAGTGCCGGCAGTTCGACCGCATTGGATTTCAGACCATACGGGCCGGGCTGGTGCGTAAGGCACAGCAACTGGGCTACACCGTCAAGGGCATGAGGGACGGTTTCACCGTGATGGAAAAGAAACTGACATGAACTTTTTCGAATTCTGGAAAGCGGTCTTTTGCCTGGAGTTTTTCCGTCTGTATATCGGCGGCGACTCAAGCAGCGATGCCAGCACCAACACCACCAACTACACCACAACCAATGTCACCGACATTGACCGGCGCGCGGTCGCGTCTGAACAGGCCCAATCGATCACCGGCGACAACAACATCGTCACGCACATCAGCACCGACAACGGCGCGGTAGCGAAGGCGATCGATCTTGGGCAGTTCTCGGTGGGCGCGGCGTTCGACAGCCTGAAGGCGCAGGCAGCCGGCAACCTCGCGACGATTGCTGGCGTGTTCGATCTGGCAAAGCAGTACGGCGCCAACGCGCAAACGTCATCCGGGGCCGTGATGGACTTAGCAAAGTCCACCGCGCAGATCGCCGCCGACGCCTATAAAAACTCAGCCGATGTATCGAGCAGCAACCGAACCATCATCCTTGTCGGCTTGGCCGTCATCGGCGTGGTTGGCATCGCACTCGTTCGGAAAAAAGGATAGCCATGCAAAACGTGCCGATTTCAATTCCGGTCAATCAGTCGATCACCGTCAACGTCAATAACCGAACCTGCTATTACGAGTCCGGCAGCGCCACCGGCGGCGCCGATGAACGCATCAAGGTGCAGACCAACGGCGGCGGGGAAGGGGAAATGCTGCTGCGGCCCGGGCAGGGCTTCAAGATCGATGGACGCTTCCAGACGCTGGTGATTTCGAACTACGCGAACGCCGGCACCATCACCGGAAATCTGGTGTTCACCGATGGCGACTTCTTCGATCATCGCGTCGTCGGCATGGTCAGTATTTCCGGCGTCGTGTCGGTCACCGGCAACGTGAACGTGATCGATAACCGGAAATCCAACACGCTCGCGGGAATCTCGTTCCTGTCGGTGTTTGGCGTTCCCAGTGGCGGCGCCGACACCCCGAAAGCCTTGATCATGAATCCGGCAGGCTCGGGCAAAAACATCACGATCAAAAAGCTGCACCTGTCCACCAGCACAACGCAGCCGGTCAAATGGGATTTCTATTCGACGTTGCTCGCGACGGCTGGCGGCAACTCGCGCTCGAAACTGTCGCCGGGCGCAGCCGGTGTAGCAGTGCTCAAGTATGACAACGCTGCAGCGTGGCCGGGCGGGGCGCCGGGCACATTGGGGCGGCTGCTGTTGACCGCGAACCAAAGCTACACCGTCACGCTGGAAGAACCGATCGTGCTGACGCCGGGCAATGGGCTGGCGATGTTTGGCCTTGCGGTAGGTTCGGATATCACTGTGCTGATCGAGCATAACGAAGAATGAAAAACGCCCTGTTCCTTGCCTGCGCCATTGCCGCCGCCGTGATCATCATGCGCGCCGGCTCGCAGGCATCAACAGAGGTCAATTCGGATGACGGCGGCACCGTCACAACGGCGGGCGACGAATCGAGCAACATCATTTTTGACGGAGTGGATCAAGTGACTTCCCTGTTTTCCAACTGGCCGAACGGCTCCGGCCCGTATCAGGCGACCATTCAGGCCGCAGCCGACGCCAACGGCGTGCCCGTGCAGGTTCTCGCGTGGCTGCTGTGGAAGGAATCGCGCTACAACCCGGACATCATTTCCGGCGCCAAGCGCTCATCGGTAGGCGCGATGGGCATCGCCCAGTTCATGCCCGCCACCGCACGCGAAGTGCTCGGCAGCGAAGCCGCCGCGCTCGATCCGGATCAGGCCATTCCAGGCGCCGCGCGCTACCTGCGCCGCATGTACAACGCCACCGGCACATGGAAAGAAGCACTGGCCGCCTACAACTGGGGACTGGGCAACGTGCAGCGCAAGGGCATCGACAACGCGCCGGCGGAAACGATCGACTACTTCACCACCATTCTGGCCAAGGCCAACACAGACGGAGGAACATTCGCATGACCACCTTACGACAAGACCCGCTTGTACTCGGCATGCTGCTGGTCGGCGCCGCAATGCTGTATTCCCGGCGCGTAGCAGCCAAGCCGGTAGGCAATCCAACGCCCGCCGGCTCGATGCCCGGCAATGCCGGTACCGGCGTGCAGCAAATCCTCGGCGGCATTCTCGGCAGTGTGTTTTCCGGCGCGAAGTACGGCAACACGCCCACCGGATCGCCGAACGCACAGACCGTCATGGACAACATCAACTTCTTCGCGACGCACCCGGTCAACGACGTCGCCGCCGTGCCCGACTGGTCCACCGCGCCGCAGGAAGTCATCGACAACATGACGCAGTTCGGTGTCTGACATGCGCCTTTCCTTCGACAACTACATGACCATTGCCAAGGTCGGCGCGATCGCGCTGATCGGCCTGTACGTGTGGCAGAAGGGGAAGGGCGCGATCGACAGTCTCGCGAACTTTCATCCGATCGATGCGGTGTATGACAACGTGATTGCACCGATCGGGCAGGCCGCCGTCGGTGCGACCGGCACCGCCACCGATCCCGGCGCGCTCAATGTCGGCAACACGATCGATCAGTACCTGTACATGAATGGCCCGGACCCAGCGCAAAACCTCAATCAGGACCAAGCGACGATGATCGAGCTGGCCGCGCTGGGCAGCATGGGCGCATAACGATTTTTCACCCCCCACCACCACCAAAGGAGATTCACCATGGTTCAAATCCTGTTGATCATCAAGACGCTGTTCCAGCTGTTCCCGCTGATCATTGAAGGCATCAAGACGATTGAAGCCGCGTTCCCGCATGCGCAGCAAGGCGCCGCAAAACTCGACGCGCTGAAAGGCATCGTGCAGAACGCCTACACCGTCGGCACCGGCACCGAAGCCGCGTTCGAGTCGATCGCCCCAGGCATTGACGCGATCGCCAAGACCGCCGTCGGCATCTTCAATGCGACCGGCGCGTTCAGCACCACGGCACCGGCCACGCCGGCGGTAACGGCTGTATCGGCGCCGGACATGTCCGATCCGGTCACCACCATCGGATAATCAGGGGCGGCGATGCAAGAACTCACGACCCTGCTGCAGTTCCTGAACGTGCTGATCATTCCGGTGCTCGGCTATGTCGTTCGGATGGATAGAAAGCTCGGACAGATCGACGTGATCCAGCAGAGTCATGAGCGGCGCATCACCGACATGGAAAACCGCGTTCGAAGCCTCGAACTGAGAAAGGAACCAGCATGACCAAGCGCACACCACCACGCAAAGCAAACGGCCAATTCAGGAAGCGGAAGAAACGCTGAGCAGATCCTGTACCGGCACCAATGGCGAGCCTCGATGCTCGCCATTTTTGTTTTTGGGCGCCGTCGGGAACTGCAGCACATCGCCCGACACGATGCCCAGCTGCGCGCGCGCCGGCTGCATGTTCATCTGTCGCATCATTTCCACATGCTCCATGCGCTGCAGCCGGATGATTTCTGGCACCCACCAGGGCATTTTCTCGGCACCGGACAGCCAGTTGCGCACCGACCGTTCGGAACGCCGCAGCTGCCGCGCCAGCATGCGCACGCGGTCCTTTGGCGGGTAAAACTGTGTGTAGAAGGCAAGCGCGGCCGGATCGCCGTAACGCAGGTTTGGATATCGCATAGGCACTCCCAGAAATGAAAAGGCCCGGATACTTTGTCCGGGCCTTCGTTGTTTTAATCCCGCAAAAAGCGGGATGTTTCAGAGCTTTGGACCAGCTGCACAAGTTCGCATAATTTGTAACTTGTACAGCTGGCCTTTAGCCTGCTATCAGCACGTGGAAACCCTTATCCCACGCGGGCCAGCGCCCGATAGCAGCGATTTAAAAGACACGGAAAATTTTTCCGAAATCCCTACCCAGAACGCCTTTGCTGATGGCGTTTTTGCATGCTCAACTTGGCCGTCACCGTAGATGATGTGACTGTCGAGTCCCAGAATTTCCCCCACCTTAATCGCCGTCTCGATGCTCATGGCATTGCGTCCCTTGTACAGAGAGGCGATGCCTGTTTCTGACATTTCCAGTTGTTTTGCCAAGGCATAGTTGGACGTGATGCCCTTCTTCTTCTTCACCTGATCCAGGTATTGCACTGTAGTTTTCATAGAGATTTCCCTTGTCTAGGCCGCCTAGGCGTAGGCAGCATAGGCTGCAGAATACCCAATTGGGTGTTTAGGCTCAATACCAACGGTTGTGAGTTGTACCGCTCAGCATGTTTGCTACAGCTCAACATGAGTGGTATATTCCGCCTTACCACGCGGCAACCTCGTTAATTGCGCCCCTTGTCAATGCCGACTGATCCTCGGGCCGCGTGGGATTTTCTGACAGGGCGCCCAACAAGGGGAAATCATGTCATTTATCGATCCAAGGCCGGAAACGTCAGTTACCGCGCACCTTCTGGCGCTGGCCGCCATTGCCCATCTCGCCTACACCTACCCGAACGAGGCTGCGGCGATCATAAAGGCCCTAACTGACGCTGCACCCAAACCAAAAGCTGACGCCGATCGTAAGCCGGAACCACGCTCACCGAATTTCGTGCAGCCGCTGGATGGCTCCGAAGATGACATGGAGTGCTTGAGGCGGCGCACCGCGTCCGTTCAACTCGCCTATGAAACGTTGAAGCTCGCCGATCAGCGCGGCGGCTGCCTTGGCATCTTTGGGCGGCGCCTTAAGCAACATTTCAACAAGGGTGTAGCCAAGGTTCTGAAAAGGGACATCCTCTGGTGCAAACGCACCGACGCTACCAGCATAGTTTTCCATTCCGATCCTCCTGTGAAAAGCGGCAGTGTAGCAGGCGGTGCAGCATGAAAAAGACATTCACCTTCACCATCGCCGTGCCCAGCCTGCGCACCGTCCTGACAGTGCTGTTTTCCGTCGCCGCCGGTATCGACATCGGCGTTCTGCTGATGCAGCACACCGGGAGGTGCTTCTGATGCGCGACCGCCTCGAAAACCTGATTGCAGCCCTTGCCGGCTGCATTTTCATTTCCGCGCCGTTCCTGCTGTCTGCCTTCGGCATCGTGAAGGGGTAGGCCATGAGACCTTGCGACGATTACGCACCTAAATCGGCAGCGTTCCAGGCTGGCTATCGACACTTTGAGCGCGGCGGCCATTGGCTGGACCCGCTGCCGGACGAACTTCTCAATGTTGAGAATGCCGCTACCGATTTCGTAGATGGATGGGACCAAGCGGAACGGGTCGATTACGAACGGAAGTGCGGGGAGGGCAGGCCATGACGCGCTTTTCCACTCTGCGCCAGCTGGCCGCTGAAGCCGGCGACCGTGATCCGTTCGATGACGACAGCGACCCGACCGAAGTGCAGCGGCCCGCCGTCAATCTGTGGCATGAATCGCAGCGGCCAGCTGCACCGCCGCACTTCGATGAACCCCCGACCGACAAGGGCCGCGAAGCATTGCGGCACGCGCTCAGCATCTGCAGCACCGTCAAGCCGGCACCCGCCGCCCAACCCTCTAGGAAGTCATCGTGGTACGCCACACCGATAGGCCTGCGCCGTCTGCTGGCGAAGGCTGCACGGCTTGATGTGGCTGTCGCCGAGAAGATGGACATACAGCTGACCGAAAGCGAGAAAGCGGCCCTACGTGGGGCCGCTTTGCGTTTGAAGCTGGTTGTTGAACCGCTGACGGAGATCTGATCGATGAACTCCACGCAACCCGGCTCTAAACACCTTGGTATTAGTGGTAAATCGCTGTACCGGGAGGGCAAAGCGAGCGGCGGCGCGGCTTTCGTGCCAGTCGCCGGATCGACGGCAGCGAAAATGCACAAGTACGCGCTGATGCGCCAGTCCGCCCGATTGATCCATGATCCGAAGAAGGAAGCGCAGGAACAGCGCCGCACGTGCTGGTGCCACCGTGGCACGGCCAACCCGGGCGACCGCATTGGCGTGAAGCGGGTGGAAACTGGCGGCTCGGCGCGCGTGCAGGGTGTCCTTACGTGCAAATCCGTATGGGCATGTCCGGTATGCAGCGGGAAGATTTGCGCAGTCCGCCAACGGGAGATTGCATCCGCGATGAAGGTCCACATTGCCAACGGCGGCTATGTCTTCCTGATGACGCGTACATTCCCGCACTCGCTCGACATGTCGCTCGATGAGCTGGTCGAGAAGGAAGCGAAGGCGAGGGCGTTGTTCAGAAATAGCAAGCGGTGGCGCGCGGGGAAAAATGCCCGGACCGGCTATATCTGCAGTCTCGAAGTCACGATCGGCGAGCGCAACGGATGGCATCCACACACGCACGAACTGATTTTCGCAACGCCGGACGCCTTCGGCGAAACGAAGGTGCTCGACGATCAAGGGCGGCTCGGCTCGCGCCTGATCGATGAATTGAAAGAATGCTGGTATGAGGCGCTGCGCAAGGCCGGACTGTGCGAGCGCGACCAGATGTCGGACGTAATGGCGCATGGCCTCGACGTGCGTGGCGGGGAGAAAGCCGCCGACTATGTGTCGAAGTTCGGCAGGGATGAGAAGTGGGGCATGTCGCGTGAGATCACGGCCCATGCCGCCAAGGTCGGCGCCGACAACAAAGGGCTGCATCCGTTCGCGCTGCTGGACATGGTGCATAGCGGTCGCACCGACAAGGGCCTTACGCCTGACATGGCAGCGGAAAAATTCCGGGAATATGTCCGTGTTTTTGAAGACAAGCGCAAGCGCATGCTGTCCTGGTCGAAGGGCCTGAAAAAGCTGCTGCTCAACGAGGATGATATTTCGGATGAGCAGGCCGCTGACGTTGATCTGCCGGAGGAAACCACGGTCGGCTTCATCAGCAGCGAGGAGCTATCCGTTCTGCAGTCTCGGCATCTGCTGGCGAACTTCCTTGCGTACGTGGCGGATTATTGCTTCGACCCGGAACAGGCGCAGCAGGAAATCGACGACTATATTGCGTGGGCAAAAACAGTCCCGCGTGGTGCTCGCGGCACCGTGAAAATGAAGATGCACAGTCGCGGGTTCATGTACGTCGATCAGGAAATGCAGGCGTCATGAAAACCGGAATCATCATCGCGCTGTGGATCGCTGCGGTCGTTGCAACCGGATGCGCCGAACTGGCCGTGTACAACGAATGCCGAACCCACGGCTTCAGCGTTTTTTACTGTCTATCGAGGGGGTAAAAAAGTGACAGTCGCCGAGCTAAAAAAGATGATTGAACAAATGCCGGATGATTTCGAAATGGTCTTTGAGACAGACGAATATCTGCATTTTTCGTTTCGATCGATAAAACGCGATGACCTGTTAAAACAAGTAACGCTCTATGTCGATTAGGGGACAGCAATAAATGAAAACCTTCGAAGAACGCGCCCGCCAACTCGCTGCCGGCATGTCAAAGACCGCGCGCGCCGTTGTCCCAACCGGATTGATCACCCTGCTGATCGATATTTGCAAAACGCTTGACCAACTCACACAGGAGAAAAAACCATGAATCAGGCAATACGCGACGCCGCCAGCGGCATCCTCGAAAAGATGCAGTATCTCGACGATAACTATCTGGTCCGCGACACCGGCATGACGCAGTTCAAGAGCGCAAAAACCGAACTCCAGGCAATCATCGATCTGCCGGACAGCACGCCGGATACCGTGGTGCGCGATGTCGTAGCCGATGAAACGATGAACAGCCTGATCACTGCCGTCACTGGCATGACGACGAATCTGACGCAGCGTATGCAGCAGGTCGAAACCGCCGTGACAGGGCTGGTGCAGAAGTCGGCGCCAGCACCAGCACCAGCAGCGTAAGAGCACCACCAGCGCGGCCACCTCACAAGGGAGGCCGTTCTACCCACCGGCGCGGGCTTACCGGCCCGCGCAACAGGAGGCCTCATGGCATCAGAATTGATCGGGCGGACTGCCTGCCCGGAATGCGGTTTTCATGCCGCGCACGTCAAGATCAAGACGGACAAAGAGGGCGCCCATCCGTACCGGCACTGCCCGGAATGCGGCGCACAGTACTTCCCCCGCAACAAGCAACAGGCCGACGATCTGCGCGCGAAACTGCGCGCCGAGAAGGCCGCACCAGATACCCCACCAGCGAGCGAAGCCGGCACGCCTGCCGGGCCGGCGGCGGAAACCACGCCGCCGGCATCTCCGGACGATTCCAGACCGTACAAAACCATTTTCGGGGTGAGAGTCTATGAAAGCTGATCCATTGACGCCTGATCAGGCGAAACTGCTCGCGCATGTGACGTTGACAGAACAAGGCTTAGGCGACGACATCAAGGCAGATGCAGAGGGAAACCCGATCCCGCCGGAAGAAGAAGCGAAGCCGATCGACCCGGGCGCGGAAAATTACGCGATGCTGAAAGACCTGCTCAAGGTAGCGCTGCCGGCGTTCCCGTTCCTGGTCGAAATCTACACCGACGAAGTGCTGCAGGAGATCGCGAACGCATGGGCTGCCGTGGAAGAAAAGCACGGCTGGAACATACGGAAATACATGTCGGTCGAAGTGCAGTTCCTGCTGGTTGCCGGCCCGCCGACCTTCACGGCGGTCATGGTGATGAAAGCCTACCTCGACCAGAAAAAAGCCGAGTTCGACCAAGCGCGCACCGTTGACGGCGACGTGCGCGAAGTGGGCGGTAAAAACGGGCCGATCGGGGCGAACTGATGGCAGTCATCAACGACGCGCGCATCTGGGCTTTCATCGCGCAATCAGGCATGGGAAAGGGGCTGCTGATGAAAGCGGCCCTTCGCCGTTTGAAGCCGCGGCGAATCATCATCCTCGACACCAAGGATGAGAACGGCGAATTCGGCGAAATGCTGCCGACGCTGCGTGACGTGACGCTGGCCAGCTTCAAGAAGGAATTCCGCGTGCGTTACCGTTGCCGTGGCGTGACGTTGAAAGACCGGCGCAATGAATTCGAGGCGCTGTGCACGATCGCCAGCAAGGCCGGCAACTGCACCTACCTGATCGAGGAACTGGGCCGGTATACATCGCCATCATGGGCGCCGCCGGCATGGGCCGACTGCACCAACGATGGCCGGCATGACGGCCTGCATATCATCGCCGCATCGCAGTTCCCCGCGCAGCTCGACAAAGCGTTCCTCGGCAATGCCACCGAGATGTGGTGCGGCTATCTGGGCGAGAAACCGCATCGCGTGGTGATGGCCGAAAAAATGGACATCGAACCGGACAAGATCAAGGCGCTGCAGCGCTTCGAATTCCTGCACTTCGATCGCGACGCACGCACCGTCAAGCCGATAAAAGCCAAAATCCCCCGCTGAAAACAGCCCCTAGCCCTAGGCAGCGTAGCTATAGGACTAGGGGCTTTCCTCCCTCTGTTTTTATGTTCGACCGCGTCATATAACGACGCCGTATGAACAAATTTCTTCCCTCACCAGAAAAGATTTCGCAGGAGTTCATTGCGACCGCGATCGCCGTCATTGGCCTCGCGCTGATCGTGGCAAAAGTGCCGTACCTGCGTGACCTCGTTCGTAACTATCAACTTCCTGAAAACTGAAAGGAACAGCTGTGAAGACATACCTCAAGCAAGCCGCTTTCGTCCTGGCCGTGTATGCGATCGCCAAGGTCGTCAACAACGCGGTAACGATTCCGGTGGTGGGTCAGTACCTGCCCAAGTAAGCGATGAACGGCATCGAATCCGCAGTCAAGCAGGCCGTGATCACGCTCGCCGTGATCTGGCTATTCAACCAGCTACCCGTGACACGCGAGCTTACCCAGCGCGCACTGTCCGGTTATTGATGGAGCATCCAAAAGATGTTTAGCAAACCCGCACAACAAGTTGTCGGCGTCGCAGCCGGCGCGATCGCAACCCTTCGCATTCCGGCTGAGGAATTCACGCTGGTCGGCACGAAGCTGAAGCTGTCCGGCACCACGTTCGACAAGACCAAGATCGACCGCCTGCGCGTCAAGATCGGCCCGCGCGTGATCTGGGACCTGCTCGGCTCGCAGCTCAATGCGGTGAACAATTACAAGAACGGCGCAGACAATGCGACCTACCTGCTGATCGACTTCACCGAGCGCGATC